GTCCGGTATTTTGTTCATCGCCTCAGACCAGATCATGCTGTCGTCGGCTAAAAGCCCGTGGTGCGCGGTCAGAGATTGCATGTTTACGATGTCTTGGTCCTCCAGACCGGGCAGTTTCTTAAACCCTCGGGTGATACGGTCCCCGACGGACATGTAGGCATATATTTTTCTAGCCGTTGCGCCGGGGATGTCTTTACCTTTGCGCAGTTGCTCCCAGCCGTTCACGGCGTCACTTAGTTTTTCTGAGATGGACCGATGGCCGCGGTATTCGTACAGGTATCCGCTGGACTTTAGTTCGGTAGCCACGGGCTGGAGTTGGTATCCGGCTTGAGCAAGCACGAGCCACGTTCCTTCTGACATGTCCATTTCTTCTATACTAAAGATGCGGCGCACTGATCCGAGACTGTCTACTCTTGGTTCGTAATCTTTTAGGAACCTTTTATCTATGCGTCCCACGACCCGCTCTGCGAGGCGGTGTACCTCTAGCGGAATTCGGTAGGACTGAGACAGGGTCTCTGACCCACCGTCGAGGTTAATGAAGTGATCTACGTCTGCCCCAGCCCACCTATAGATAGCTTGGTCATCGTCCCCAGCGCAATACATACGGTCAGATTTTTCATCTAAAATATGAGCAATGTCCCACTGGATAGGGGAAAGGTCTTGTGCCTCATCTACAAAGCAGAGTTTAAACGCGGGGCATGAGCGGAAGCCCTCTTCTGGAAAGCTTTCGAGCATGTCTGTGAAGTCGTACATCTCTAGGTTTTCTTTGTAGCTGCGCAGGCATTCATCCACATACTTTATAATGTTCCACTCAATCGGGCTATCCATAGAGTTGTACTGGTCACGCAGAGACACTTTACGCATTCTGGCAAGGTTTATCATGCCCAAGATGGGGTCTGTGGCTTTGGTCATATCGGGCAGATCGTCGTCAAAGCTGTTTGAGCGGGTGATTTGAAGCTCCACACCCATTTTTTCAGAAAGTTCTCTGTAGTTTTCGTCCTGCATGACTTGCTCTGTCCGGATGTCGGAACAGGTCAGGGCCAGACTGTGCAGGGTTCTAAAGTAGAATAGGTCTTTCTTTGGGTCTAGGTTAAAGCGTTTAGCCGCGCGTTCTTTGGCCTCATTAGCCGCTTTGCGTGTAAAGGCTAGGAAAGCAATGCTGCGAGGTTCGACACCCTTCTGGAGGGCGTCATCGACCATATTAAGAAGTCGAGTTGTCTTCCCCGTCCCCGGTGGGCCGAATATCCTGAACATTCTCTTTCTCCCTTTGGTAAATCTGCCAGACGCGCTGCTTGCTAATGTTGAACCATTTAGCCACTGCTGTTTTTGTCATGTGCCTTTGATCGATCATGTGAACGATTTCGGCGTTACGCATTTCTTTAAAGACGTTCTTACTCAAAACGGGCTCCCATGTTTTGGCGCAAAGTCCGGTGTAGATATGTCCATGTCCCCTACATTGTAGGCAGGTATCTGCCAGACGCGGACGGCTCGACCTTTGATCTTGAGCACGGTGCTGTCACCGTTGATGTCCCGCAGGCGTTGAGCAATTCGGTGAGACTTATACTCAAAGAATTTGTTCTTCTTTAGAAAGTTCTCAAAGTCTTTCAGGCGGAAGTAAGTGACCATTGCGTCCTCGTCGGTCCAAGGGCGGCGAAGCAAGATTTCTTCTTTGTCCTGCGCTTGCTGTAGGAAGCGGCAAAACTCTTCTAGGTAATCGTAGAACTGCCCGCTGATGCTGGCGTCCACGGCGACTTCCATGATGGCGCTTTCGTTCTCGCGCATTTCTGTAAGCAGGGCGCTGATCCGGCCCTCCCACTGTTGCTTTGCCACGCTACGCGGCATGAAGTTTAGTTGCTCCATGCAAGCCTTCTGGAACATGGGCTGGCTCATTAGGGCGTCGGTGTCTAGCTCCAGAGGCTCGCCGTTAACGTCCATAAACCAAACCGGGGGTGTTGAGTTATACTTACGCAAATTGGCTACTGTAGCGTTCTGTACGGCGCTCCCAATGCCAAACTTGCGGGTTTGACAGAGTTCCTTGTTACAGTGCGCGTTAATTGGCGCGTCGCTGCACCTGTAGGCATAATCCTTGCGATCAAGCTGCTTTGCCACCACTGTCACTTCTGACAGGGGCAAGGGCGGCTCTAAGTACTGCATGTTGTACGTTAGGATTTCTGTTTCCCAGCTATCAGGGTACGCTTTGCGCAAATAGACGCCGATATTAAACAGACCGTTATTGCGCCCACCTTCGGAGATTTTCTCTTTGACAAGGTGCTGCAAGCACGGCGGGCCGTCCCGAACAGGCGTACCCTCGGCGCTTTCTGTAATCTGTAACTTTTGTATCTGTTCCGGGGTCTGAGCATACTTTTCGTAAAGCTCAAAAAACTCTTCAAGAGAAGCCGATGTGCCGTCGTCCAAGATGCCGTAGCGTAAACCTTCTTCCGCGTTGTAATAAGGTAGGTTTAGAAAGTTTCCTACATCTCCGCGGTCCAAGTGCAGTTTGATCTGCTTTGGAAATATCTCGCTCTCACCGTAGCCCAGCGCAGCGGCCACGCTCTTCAATGATTTCTGCATGTCCTTTGCTTCAACCCAATCTGTAGAGAAGAGGAAGCAGTGAGCCCCACCGGACTTAGAACGGCAGACAACCAGAGGTATCTTTAATTTTCTAATCTTTTCCAACAGGAGCTTGTGGTCTAACGGATACTGATCGATATCAACGCAACCCCATTTGCACATGTTGTCGGCATTAATCGGGATGATGCCAATAGAGTTGCCCTTGCCGGACAGGTGGCCCTCCCATAGACCCGCGTTCCGCGGTTCACGAACAATCCCTGCTTTTCCTGTATTCTTGCCGTTGGACTGCGTTTTTTCTACGCGATATGTGCCGTAAGCTTCTTTTAGTCCATCAAAGATAGACGAGAACTTTTTAACTGTCATGGTGATGTCCTTGCGGTGGGGACTGCCGTAGCAGCCCCCTAGTAAAACTTAAAACGGGATGTCGTCTGAGTTTGTGTTCTCAGCTTTATCGTTTTCATGCTTTACCACTACATCGCCGCTCAAGACGCTTTCAGAGAAAGCTTTAGCCTGTGCGTAAATGTTCGCATCTTGGATTGGTTCTTCACGCGACATTTCCCAGCCGTGCCAAGAACCCTTAGAGTTTTCTTCTGCTACCGATTTGATACGGTAGATGTGAGAGAAGCGCGGCGGGTTGAAAGGACCGTTTTTCCCCTGCATGGTGACCGATTGGATCATGCTGTTCCACTTGCGAGACTTCTTCAACTGCGTGGACTTCATCGCAATCAGAGCGGTCTCGGTTGAGCCGTCTTCTTTGACTACCAGAACATAGTGCTGGTGAGTTTCTTCGATGTAATCACCGTCGCCGCCAACAACGTATTCTTTGTTGTCTTCGCTGCTACGCTCAGTTTTAGGGCGAGTGGAATCGTTAGGCTGGTATATAGCCATAGGTGCGCCCGATCCTGAGCCCCGTGGAAGCCACTGAATGAATACACGCTGATAGGCGCATGGAATGACCAACAGGCCTTCCTTACCGCTTATAGCCTCTCCTGAGACGGTGTTATAGATGTCACCCTTCCGGGCGGTCTCATGGGTGTCCAGAACAGAGTCCAAGCCGCTTAGAAGCTTGAGAAACGGCAGGGCCAGATCATCACTGCTGATGTTTTGGTTACCTTGACCAGCATCCTGTTCAAACATAGCCCCATCAAACTGTACTACGTCAGACTTTTTTGTTTTTGCAACTGCATTCGCCATTATTTTGCTCCTTTGATTATAGCGCGTTGGCCTACATAGGCCCCAAACAATTCCATAGGGAAATCATCCCCGGCTTCGACACGTTCCCGAACAAAAGCCTTGAGCGTTCCGGAATGAACACTTTCGGTCTGATCGGCGGGAAAGCCTTCTTTTGCAGCAAAAGCTTTAAAGGCACTTGCCTGATCGTCTTCTCCACGACCAAATTCACAAGCTACGACATTCTTAATAATATCGTCGTAACCGTTTTCACGCAGCCATTCATAAGCAAGAGGGCGGTTAGCCACTAATATGCTGGCTCCATATGTAGGTTTAACATCCACAGTAGAACCGTCATCTAATGAAAACGAAGACATGCCCAACTCCTGCATAGCAGAAGGCAGTTCTTCATCAGTCAGCTTCAACAAGTCTTTCTTCCGAGATTTGAGGTCTTTCTCAATCTCTTCGACTTCTTGTTGCGCTTGTCGGATTTTTCGGGCTAGGGTGGAAATCTCACCAAGGTTACCCTTTTCGACGGAGTTAGCGACTGTATCTTCAAAGTCGGATTCCATCATTGATAGTATATCGTTCATGTTTTCTCTCTTTCGTTGTTAAAGACCCTTTTACGGCCTTGACAAAGACGCTTATATTCTTATACATTCCTATAGTCAAGCGTCAAAAGGAGAAAACTTTGTACCAGTTCAAAACAGAACCGTTCGACCATCAGCGTAAAGCTCTTGAAGGCTCGTGGTCCGCGAAGTTTCATGCGTACTTCATGGAGATGGGAACTGGTAAAAGTAAGGTAGCCATTGATAACATGGGTATTCTTTACGACAAAGGAGAAATTAACGCGGCTTTGATAGTTGCACCCAAGGGTGTTTACGACAACTGGGCACTTGGCGAGATACCGTTGCATTTATCTGAGTCGGTCAACCGTAAAGTTTTAAGCTGGAAGCCTACGGTTAGTAAGAGGTATGCCGCCGAGCTTGAAGAAATGATTATGGAAGACTTTGACGGTCTCAAGATATTTGTCATTAATGTTGAAGCTTTTTCCTCGCCTCGCGGTGCGCGGATGGCGGGACGCTTTTTGGTACAGAACCCTGACAACATGGTGATTGTAGACGAAAGCACGACTATCAAGAACCGCAAAGCCCAGCGCACAAAGAACCTTATGGTCCTGACTAAGTATAGCAAATACCGCCGCATCCTTACGGGTTCTCCTGTCACAAAAAGCCCTATGGATTTGTTTAGTCAGTGTAATTTTCTGGACGAACGCGCCCTTGGATACAATAGTTTCTTTGCGTTTCAAAACCGTTACGCTATAGTGCAGAAGCGTATGATGGGAGCGCGCAGTTTTCAGGAAATAACCGGGTATAGACGCCTTGATGAGCTAAACGAACGCTTGTTTAACTTCTCTACCCGCATCCTCAAAGAAGAGTGCTTAGACCTTCCGGATAAAATATACACGCGACGGAACGTAGAACTGACGGACGAACAGGCCAAGGTTTACATGCAGATGAAGAAGTTAGCGTTGGCTCAGTTGGATGGGGAGCTTGCAACTACAGAAAGCGTTCTGACGCAAATCATGCGCTTACAACAAATTTGCTGCGGTTTCTTCCAGCCCGACGTTGGAAAGATACAACCGCTAAAGAACAACCGTCTGAGTGAACTAACCAGCATTACAGACGAGCTATCAGGGAAGGCAATCATTTGGGCGTCGTATACCCACGACATTCAACAGATTTGCCAGACCCTGCGCGACCGTTTCGGGCCCGATTCGGTCGCACTATATTACGGGGAAACACCTCAAGAAGAACGGCAGGAGATTGTTAATCGCTTTCAAGACGTTAACGATCCCCTGCGGTTCTTTGTTGGTCAGCCTAAGACAGGTGGATACGGAATTACCCTGACCGCGGCCAATACTGTAATCTACTACAGCAACTCATACGATCTTGAGATAAGGCTACAGTCTGAGGACCGCGCTCACCGGATCGGGCAAAAGAATGCTGTGACCTATATCGACTTGGTGTCGCCTAATACCATTGACGAGAAAGTCCTGAACGCCCTGCGCAGCAAGATTGATCTTGCCGGACAGGTGCTCAAAGAGGATGTTAGCGGCTGGCTGTCATAATCCCGCCTTGTGGCATGTCCCCGGGAAGACCATACTTTTCGATCATGGACTGACCCTCCGGCAGCGCCAGTGGTCGGTTTACAGAACTCATTTCCGAGTCCGTTCGTGCTTGCGGGCGTAAGCTCGTTAACGGGGCCGAAAATTCTATTTCAGGAGGCCTTGCTTGTGGACGGTAAAACGCTAACGAGCCTTCTTGTTCAACTGGCATAGACATCAAAGCATCTTCAGGAGTGACGCGGTTAAAGTTCTCGCCGCCGCTTTCTCCGTATACTGCCATGTTTGCGAACTTACGGCCATAATCACTTAGACTTGTGTTCCCGTCATTAGGGTCGTATCTACCGCCCGTTTCTAAGAACTGCTGCATTCCAAAATCGCCACCAATATGCGCCATGCCGAGCAAAGAGCTCATAGTAATGGGAACGCCTTTGATTACTCTTCCAATGTAAGCATCCAGACCTTTGTCCATCACATAATCTATTGTCTTCTGCTCGTACCATCTTTGAAACTGCATCTGGAGATCAGGGCTGTTTATGTATTCTTCATCTGTAAAGTCCAAACCTTCTTGATCTTTAAAGTCAGAAATGGCCGCATCTCCACCCTGAGTTAAGCCTCTGTATCCACTTTCGTTCACAACATTAGAACGTCCGCTGGACTCAGACGCTATCAGAGCCCGCTGGTACTCAGACAAGGGCTCTTCGGATACTTCTCCACCCTCTGCGTACTGAGCAATCCCCTGCGGGTCGGGGCCGCGCATTGGAGGAGGTCCGGATACCTCGCCACCCATTGCGTACTGTTGGTAAAAGCCAATGCCCCGCGGCTTGCGAGTCATGTTCCTTGCGGTCTCATTTAGTGTTCCTATTCCGCGCATGACTTCGCCCCCTTCAGAGTAATTTTTTGCCGCATCGTTTTGTTTTCTTGCAAGCTCTTGAACAAGCATAGCCTGCTTAAATATTTC